TTCATAACCGAAGCAGATTGAGACTTAGGGTCATCCAATGCATCATCCATGTCAAAAACGAACTCTTTCTCAAGTCCAAATAACTCTCTTGGATTAGAAGCTTCGTTAGCCTTCTCTTTCCCAGAAAGATGGTTTAGTACAGCCTGAGCTGCACCAGGGTCATCCTTCATCACACCAATAAGTTCCGAGTATTTTTCATTATCTTTAACGATTTCTGAAAGTCTCTTTCCTTCAGTTGATGAATCTGAATAACGCTTCTTATATGGGTTTTCTTCTGACTCCCATATGTCAGGTTGCTCTGCTTGTTGTTTGGGGTCTCCTTGGAGAGTTGCCAATGGTTGAGCTTGTTCAGCTACCACATCTGTGATAACCTCATCTACGATAGAGCCGTTCACCTGTTGCTCTAACTCATTAAAAAAATCACCGGGGTCAGAGTTTTCGACTGTTAAATCTTGTTCTGAGTTGTCCTGTATGTTTTCTTGCATGATTGCCTTTCTATAGGTTTACAGCAGACTAAAATTATCCTTATTTAGTTGTAGCCTGCAAGTTATTTGTTTTTTGTGCTCTCATTTCTTTTTGTTGGTCTTTAAGAACACCATCCATTTCCTTAGTTATCCCCATTTGCCGAACCTTTTCTTCAGCAACTTGGGATTTAAGTTTTGTACTTGAATCTAATAAATTCTTTCGCATATCATGTTCAACAGACCGTTTAGCATCTTTAATACCAGCCTGTATAACTTGTCTTCTGAGAGTTTCATTATCTCCATTAAGACTTTTAATTTCTTTCTCTAAACCTTGTACCCGACCTTGAAGTTGAGAATACATAGACTTCCTTTGGGCAATTTTTTCCTTATCTCTAATGTCTGTCTCGGCAAGTACTGCCATATCATCAACAACACCAAGCTGAAGAAGTTCTTTAAGTTCTCCAAGATAAGCCCATCTATTAACAGGAAGTCCTGTACCCGGAACAACTCTTACATCAAACTTAGCACTTGCATAATCATTATACATTCCAATTTCCTTGCCATAATCATTATAAAGCATTTTGTTTATTTCAACATCTTTATATTCATCTTGCTGTGCAATTGCATTTGGCTGTACGATTCTAAATACTTTATTAATTTTATAAGTAGCTTGAGCATAATCTCTTACAACTAAACCGAATTGTTGTAAAGCAGGGTGTATAGAGTTTGTAATCCATGCTTTTACTCTTCTTGTTCCATACTCATCGTTAGCAAGCAAACCTCTATATGTTTCTGGTTGTGACGAGGTGTCTCCCTGCATAGAAGAATATATACCAGCTAGATGCTCAATATCCATTTTACCCCTATCTACTATATTAGCAAAAGCTGTAGATATAGGAGCTGGTTGAACAGCTGTTGGAGGGTCATATCCGTGATTAACAGGAAGTATTGCACCCGGAGCAGTAGCAAACTTTTCCCAATGGTCTTTATCTATAGAACCATCATAAGCTATCCACCTTAAAGAAGAACCTAATGATGCATTATGAATCATAAGTTGATGTGCTTTATTTAATTCTTTTTGCTTTCCTACTAGTGGAGAAACAACACTCATAGGGTATGGAGTACCAGTATACTTGTAGTGTACAGGTATTATCGGATATTCTGTCCCCGGCAAATAACGCTCATATAAAAACTCACCACCTACACATACAGTTACCTTAACTTTATTATCATAAAACTTAATAGCCTCTACGAGATTATTTTTAAGTTCACCTTTCATAAGGATTTTAAATTCTTTTTCAGATACTACAGTTTGTTCAACCTTACCAGCTTCTTCCATTGCAGAACTAATACGATTCTGTCTTTCTTGTTGTAATTGCTGTTCTGCTTCTTGCTGTGCTTTTTGAACTTCTAAGTCATGCCTGCTTTGTATTATAACACCATCTTCAAGATTCTTACCAATAGCCATAATAGTCTCTTCAAGCTTAACTTGAGATTCTGCAATAAAAGATTGCATATCTTGGTCTATTTGCTGTGTTATAGCATCTATTTCTTCTTGAGTTGGTTGCATTTTATAAAAGACATTTCTATAAGCGACTTTAACCTTTTCATACATCTCATAGTAAGAAAGAATATCATCTCTCTCCCCGTCAGATTTCCAAGATTCACTTATATCATTATATTGAAAATCATTACCGTCTGATTTTTCCTGCCCTGATACATTATATAAACCTTGTCCGGATGCCTTTTTTAATTTTGCAGAGAACTCTGGTAAGTCATTGAGAAGATGACTACGAAGTACTTGCTTATATATTAAAATATAACCAGCATCCCTAAAGAGTAAATCTCTCGACTTAGGGTCTGGATACACATCAAAAGGCTCTATAGAGTCAAATACTACTTCTCCCATTCCATGGTCAGCATTTGCATCTACCCGGACACGAAAATATCCGATACTTTTAGTTAAGCAATCAGTTACTATTTGATTATAAACAGCTGAACCTTTACTATTGTACCATATATAGTCTGCCATATCTGAATGTATAGCTGCTACTTTTGAATCACTACCTTCTGTTGCTACAGCTTGCCACTTAGGGTCTTTTTCTGTAACATAGTAGTTTAACATTTCTACAACAGGAATTATTCGATTTATTGTAAATGTAGGCATTCCTTGATTTTTTAAAGCTATTTCTTCATCTCGTGAGAGTTGATTATCAAGATAGAAATTATGCCCTTCTTGATTTTTATATTCCCATTCTTTGCGAGTATTTCCATTTAACTTATTAAATAGATGTTCTATCTTAGTTGCTCTTTTATCCATTATGCAATCACCCAATTTTTAGGCATTTGTACGACCTTTCTATGAATACCTTTATGTGTTTCAAGTCCTGTCGGGGGTATAGAATACTTAACTGAATAAGCTAATGCATCTATTGTATCATCATGTGCCATCCGTGGACCAAAAGTTATAATCTCATGTTGTAAGTCGTAATGTGTTTTTTTAATTTTTACTGCACCAATAGCCATCCTTTGTGCAAGGATTTCTTGGATACGGTCTCTTTTTGACATTCTTGTGCCGGGTTTTTCCTGCTTAACTTTTACGGTAAAATCGTTTCTACGCCTCATCTCTGATATAATAGATTGGAATACTGGTCTTGACATTGTTGTATCCTCTATGACACTTAAACGGGGCTTAAATACAGAGTTCTGTTCAAATATATAATCTACTATTCCTTTTTTATCCTCACCCGGTATAGCAAGAACAGGTAAACTTCTTTTACGAATATAATCTAAAACATAAATATTAGAATCCTCATCTATTGCTATAACAATTATAACACTAAAATCACTTTCCCTTCTTTCTGAATCTGTTGCCGGGTCTACTCCCATATATGTATTAACTGGTCTTTCCTGTCCATCAACCACAATATAGTTCATTCCAGTATCTTCATCATGTTTAAAAGTTCCATCCCAATAGTTTATATGCCTCATATTAAAAATAGAATCTTCCTCAGACTGAACTTCCATCATATATTCTTGATAAAATTTATTTGCCTGTCCAGAATCAGCATAAAACTTCTTCTTTTCTTCAAGCTTAGATAATGGAAACCAACTATGCCATAAAGGTTGTCCATTCGGCTGAATTGCTTTATACATTAAAACTTCCCAGCTAAAATCTTCTTTATTTTTTTTAGCTCTTTCCGAATTAACAATAAGATTATTTATAAAAGAATCAAAGTGTACAGGAGTACCGTTAATACGAAGCCTACCACCGTCAGGTTCTAATGCCGGATGTACAACTGCAGTTACCATATTTGCATTCTTAGAGCGACTATCAGCAGTTAGCGTATTATTTTCATCCTCAAAATCATCAAGAATAATAAGGTCATATCTTTTGTGAAGTTTAGCTCCACCACGAATACCAGATATATTTGATTTAGAAATAAGCTTGCAACCGTTAGAAAATTCAATATCCTGCTCTGTCCATTTTTTACCTTTTAAATCTCCAAAGTAGTATCTTATCATATCATTCAGTTCAATATGAGTTTTAATATAATCCATATTGCCAGTCGCAAGCTTTTGAGTCGCAGATACCCAGCCATAAAATAGAGGTTCTCGTGCAAAACAAAAACTCCTAAGGATATCTGCCTTAGTCAATACTGTTTTTCCATGTCCTCTTGGTAGAATAATAGCAAGATTATTATATTTATAATTCTTGCCATCTCTTTCAGTCATCTTATCTGCCATCTTATAATGAAACCAAGGAGTATCTGAACGGTTAAAATCGTCTGGTAAAAACAACTTCCCGAAAGCAATTAAGTCACGAGAAGCTAAAAGTAAAGCCTCTTCAGCTTTAGCTACATTTTGTGTATTATAGTTACTCACCTGCCTTATAGCCAGAGTGTGTATGAGTATGTGCTACATCGCCAGCACTAGCCTCTCCTGATACCGTTACACAGCCACCATGTTCATATACAGGAGTAAATCCAGCTCTATTATCTTGAAGTTTACCACCCATCTCTAAAGCTTCACCTTCAAGCATACCACCATCTTTATACATTTTTTTAGTATAACCACCTGCCATAAACTGTGGAACTTTACCTGTTTCATTAAGATAGTTAAGTACATCATCACCAAGCTTTTTAGCAGAGGATTTTTTAATAACATATTCTCCACCTTCCATCTCAATAGGTTGGTTTCCTACATTAGCAGCTATACCACCTTTTTTATGAGAAGGTCCTGAAAGCATACCACCTTCTTGATATTTAAGACCATATTTCTTTCGCATCTTTTCTTGATATGCTGCTTTGGATTTAGCTATATCTGCTTTTCTTTCTTCTCTTTCGCTTTTAAGTTTTACAGATTTCTTAGCCTGTTTTGCTTCATATGCTTGCTTTTGAAATACTTCTTTAGATTTATATTTTTTACCTGTTGCCGGGTCGAAATAACCTTTTTTCCTAAATATACCTTTAACTTTTTCAACACCTTTTTTAACTTTACCGACACCTTTTTTAACTGCTTTTCCTAATGGAAAATCAACAACTGCATCTTTTCCATGCTTTTCTTTAAACTTCTTTTCTCTATATTTAGCCTCTATATCAACTTCTGGTTCTTTTTTCTTTTTCTCTTTTATACCATATTGTTCAAAAGCATATTTTTTAGTCTTAGCATCTAATCTATCCGGATGCTTTTTCATCATCATTTTAAGTTGTCTTCGTTCATTGTCAGATTTTGGTCTTTTTTCCTTAACTGTTTTAACTTCTACTTTCTTAATTCCCTTTTCTTCCTGTCTTTTCTTATCTGCTTCTGTACCAAGTTCCACTCTTTTTCTAAACTTTGTTTCTGTTCTTTCAATCTTAGGAGGAGCTACGAACTTTTTAGTTCCCGGCTTATCAACTTGTTTACCTTGAGTCTTTCGTAGAGATTTTAAAGTCTTTGGTCCAAGAGTTCCAAATCCGGCATCACCTTCTTTCATTCCCATTGCAGATACTTGATACTTCTTTACAGATTCCGGGTCATCACCTTTAATTGTTTTTGCAAGGTCTCTTGAGCTCTTAGGAGGTTCAGGTTCTACTTTAGGTTCTACTTTAGTTTTAACTTCTTTTTTAGGTTCTAC